AACACTTGATAAAAAAGATGTTGAAGAGGGGTACTAATGAAATATTTTCAAGATTTTCAAAATTTACTTTATTTATTTGGAGATGAAGATAAAGCTACTATATTTCAAGATTTATCCAGATATGCAAATGTAGTTGATCAAATAAAAGATGATGTCACTTTTTTAAATTTTCATACCATACAAGACGGATTTAGGCCTGATCAAGTTTCTATACAGTTATATGAAACTCCTTTATATTATTGGACATTTTATCTTTTAAATGACGACATAAGACAACAAGGCTGGCCTTTAATTAACAGTGAATTCCAAACATATATTCAAAAAATATTTCCAAATAAAACTGTAACTACACGTGATAATATTTCAGCTAAGTTTAAAGTTGGCCAAACAATCACCGGAGCTACGTCTGGTGCGAGTGGTGTTATATTAAGAAGAGATTTATCATTAGGCCAAATGGTAGTTCAACTAACTACTACGAGAACATTTACAACCACTGGTGAACTTCTGCAGTCGACTAATGCAAGTGGAGTTGTTGAAACTGTTACATCTTCTTCAAGTGCTAATGAATATCAAGCTGTGCATCATTATCTAAGAGATGACGAAATACTTCAAAACTACAATCCACTTGATGGTCCTGGTGCACAAGACACGCCAGTAACATTTGAAGAAGTTTGGTTTAATAACAATGATTCATTAAAATTAATAAGAGTTATAAAACCTTCGCTTATAAGTAAAGTAGTAACTAGTTATAAAAAATCTTTGAGAGAATAACGTGTCAGAATTTAATATTCCCGAAAGAAGAAGTGAATATTCTATAACATCGGCTGTAATATCAAGTGATAGATTAGGTCAAGGTGTTTTAATAGATATTAAAGGTGTCATTGTTCAGTTTGAAATATATGAGCATATTAATAAACCGTATATTACAGCTAAGTTTTTTTTATTAGATCATAATGATGTGTTTGAAGGAATTGATTTTCTTGGAGGCGAAAAGTTAGAATTATCAATACAACATTCAGAAGAGCAAAGTACTGCAGAAGAAATTAAAAAAGATTTTTTAATAGACAAAGTTGAATTCATTACAAAAACAGATGAAAGAACAGAATCAGTTGTAATACATTGTACAGAGTTTCATGCGTATGCATCTTCACTGCAAAATGTAAATAGATGTTACAAAGGTAGTCCTTCTTCAATGATTCAGAAAATTCTGGATGAATACTTAGATAAAAGTTTAGCTATTGTTGGTGACGATGACTTAAATAACTTAAAAGTTATAGTGCCAAACATGCATCCACTTGAAGCGTGTATGTGGATAAAAAATAGAGTTACTACTAGAGACGGTTCACCGTTTTACTTTTTTTCAGCTTTAGGTTTAGACAACTTAGTTCTTAAAGATTTACAAACTATGTTGACACAAGTTCCTGTGAATATTGATGTGCCTTTTATATACGCACCAAGTATAAATGCTGGTCAATCAGAGTTTCAGAAGTTTTACACAATAGAAGAGTTTACTGTAGCATCATCTGATGATTTACTTTCGTTGATTAGAAATGGAGTAGTTGGAGCAAACTATGAATTTTATAATACATCAACTGGTTTGCCGACTCCTGTTAAATTTAATGTTGATGATGTATTTAAAAATTTATCTCAACAACAAGCATTAGGTGGTAGTAATAGTAGATATGTTTTTGGGCCTGAATATAAACTTAATGACAAACAGATTTCAACGTATGAATCAAAGTTAATCACACAAATTTCTTCTATAGGTGCTTATAGTAGTAGAACAAGTTTCAGAAGTTACAATGAAGAACTTACTGAAGGTGGCCATAGAAAAAAAATTAATGCAGCTGCACTTACTCAATTTTTAGCTAAATCACCAATTGAAATCTCAGTAAGATCCCGTGAATTAATTACAGGTGATGAAAACTATACTATTGGAAAAACTATTAGAGTTGTTTTTTTGGATAATTCAGAAGGTGATCAAACAACAGTAACATTTGATACCAAAAAATCAGCTGATTATATTGTATGTGCAGCAAAGCATTCATTTATGGGCGAAAAGGCTGTAACACAATTAATATGTGGAAAGTTAGGTTACTTTGGCCAGGAGTTTGAATTATGAGTTATTATGGAGATAGTACACGTTGGTTTATAGGTAGAGTTGTAGATATTAATGATCCTCTTAAACTTGATAGAGTTAAAGTTAGAATATTTGGTATTCATACTCAAGATACTACTATGATACCTACAGAAGATTTGCCATGGGCTCAAGTTGCAATACCCACTACTGAAGGTGGTACTTCAGGTTTAGGATTTAACACACAAATAAAACCTATGGCACAAGTGTTTGGTTTTTTTATGGATGGAAAAAATTCACAACTACCTCTTGTAATAGGGTCAATTCCAAAAATAGAATCTCCAGTAGGTGACACTAAATTAGCAGAAGGATTTGTATTGCAATTAAATGGTGAGTCCAACATTGAAAAAGCTTTTAATTTTTTTATTTCACAAGAAGGTGGTAATTTTACGGTTGAACAAGCATGTGGTATGATAGGTAATTTTTGTGTAGAATCTGATGCTAACAGAAATAACGGAGATATTAATCCTGCAGCTGTTTCAGGTTTTAAAGATGAAGGTTCGTTTGGTATTGCTCAGTGGAATCCAGCAAAAGCTGCAGGCGAAAGATTAGGAAACTTGATTTCTTTTTCTTCAACTCAAGGATTAAGTCATAGAACACTAGAAGCTCAATTATTATTTGTTAAGTATGAACTTGAAACATTTAGTTATTTTGGAGTTGGAAAATTACGAAAAACAGAAACGGTAGAACAAGCAACTGAAGTTTTTCAAAATCAATATGAAAGACCTCGTGCAGATTTAGCAAAGCTTGATCAAAGAATAAAGTTTGCAGATGAAATATTTAGAAAATTAGGTAGAGGAGGGTTTGAAGATGGCACTTGATACATTACCACGCGGCGGAGGTACTGAGATTATATTGAGTGAAACGCCTATTTCCATAACACGTGTTGTCGGTAGAGTTAGACAAGGTGTTCCATTTGAAACTGCAATTACAGGATTTAGATTAGAAAATGGTAGAATTATACTTCCTACGTATTATCAAACTGCAACTGTAGAATACGAAACAGCTGGAAATGAACAAGAATTTAGACAGTTTGTTGGTAAAGATTTTGCTAATTCTTTCTTTCAAGCTCAAAATAATATAAGTGAACAAACTTCACAAGTTTTTGAAGATGCACAATTTGATAAAATTAACAATGAAGGTGTTACATTAGAAGAATTCACAGAAGCCGGAGGAATAAAATCACTGCAAGCATTTGCAAAAATAGGTAAGTCATTAACAAAGAGTCCTATGATAGCAATGGTGACAGAAAATGCAGGTGATGGCGGACTTCTTAAATCTGCTGAACAACTCACCGCAATAAAAAAACAAACTGGTGGACGAGGAGGAAATGGATTTTTAAATAAAAAGGTTACACACGCAAGTCCAAAAGCAGCATTAAATTCTATAAAAACTTTATTACCTAAACTGCAAGAATCTAAATTATTAGAAAAAATTTCAAGTTTAGCAGCAAGTCCAACCAAAGTTACAACTTCTTTAAAACCAGAAAATATACCACAATCAAAAGTAGTGAAACAAATATCTCAAGAGTACAAAGCAAAACTGGTGCGCTGTAATAACATAGGATTAGATTTAGACCCTCTAGGTCCATTTGGTGGAATTGGTAGAGAAAAACTTAATTGTACAGCACAAGGTTTAGCAAAAAATATTAAAGGTGTATCTAGTATAGGAGCCATTAAAGAAAAAGTTGGAGGGTTTCCTGATGGATTAACTGAGTTTATTAAAGGTAAAGGACTTAAAGTTCCAAACTTTGTCGAAAATGGTGGAATTAAAACAAACGTATCTAAACATTTTAACGCTGGTAGTTTACTTGCAGATATAAAACCTTCTGAAAAATTTAGAATTCAAAATAGAGGTTCCGGATTCATAGGATTTAATACTCCTTCAAGTTATGAATTTGAAACTGTTGATTCGTTTGAAGAACTTGAAACTGAAATGCGAAACTCAATTAGAGGACCAAAATCGAATAAGCCAGAAGAAGCAATAAGTGCTTTAATAGTTGGTTGGACTGGACCTTTTACCGGTCCTCCGGAAAAAGTAAATGCAAAATCATTGCATGAAGTAAGTAAAAAATATGATCAAAAATTTAGAGATAATGAAGCTAGTTCAACTGGAATATCTTCACCTTTAGGTCTTGATCACGGTATACAACCACACTATTTAATATTACAAAATGGAAATTTGCAGAGAGGCAGGCCTATTGATATGATACGTTTTAGAAAATATTCTAAAGTATCGAAAACCGGATTAAAATTAACATTTATAGCGGGTCAAGATTCACCTATAAACGAAAAACAATTTGAAACGTTTGATGGATTTATTAGAAAATGGATTAATGTATTTCCAGGAGGAGAAGTGTTTGCAGACTATGAACTTGATCAAAACTATCAAGGTCCTGGGTTTGACGTAAAAGATAGAATAACATCAAAATATAAAAAAGAATTTTTAGTAGCAGATCCGTCTTCTTTAGAAGAGATGCCTTCAAAAGAAGAACAAAATTTGATAAGACCTAAAAATCCAGTAAGATCTGTAACAACAATATCAAAGCCTATAGATTTTGATAAAGCTAATGAAGATATTGTAGAAAAGCTCGAAAGCAAAGAGCTTCAACGAGATATTGAAACAGGCATAAATAGATTTGGTGCATCAATAGGTTCTTTAAATGGTGTCAGTGCCGATAAACTTGCTGCAAAGTTTGGAGCTAAAAATTTACCTAAAGGCAATTTAAAAGAACAATTAGATTCAAAAATAGCTGAAGCTAGTAATACATTAGGATTAGAAAAAGGAACAATTGACAGCATAACTAAAGATATAACAAAAAATAAAACGCTAGATTTAGATTTAGCTAAAAAATTAGCTGAAAAAATAACATTATAGGTACAAAATGTCAGAAGAAAAATTAAATCAATATGTGGATGATGCTGAATTTGCATCTCGAAAAGATGCAACTGACGGTAGAAACGATCCATCAGGCAGATATCCTAAAGCGGAATACGTAGGAGTCTCTTCAGTTAATAATATTGCAACTGGAGCTAGAACAAAAAATGTGTATTTAGGAGGTTCAGCGCCCGGTGTTGATTTGGATTTATCTGATGAACCTGCTTCTAATTATACACAAAACCAAGTTAAAGAAACTGCAACTGGTCATATCATAGAGTATGATGATACCTATGGTAGAGAAAGAATTATGTTACGTCATCGCACTGGATCTGGTGTTGAAATGCGAGCCGACGGTAGCGTAATTTTAAGTTCAACTAAAAATTCTATAAAAGTAGTTGCAGCTGATGATAAAGTGGTAGTCGAAGGTGATGGCGAAATAGTTTATAATGGAAACTTAAAATTAAGAGTTCAAGGTGATTTTGATTTAGAAGTTGGTGGAAACTATAGCGTTAAAGTCGGAGGCGATGAAGATAAATTCGTAAAAGGCTCTTCAGAAGAAATTATTATAGAAAATTATGAGAAAAGAATAATCGGAAATAGTGCTAATCTTATTGCAAAAACATCTACAGAAACAATATTAGGTAATAAAAATCACATAGTTAAAGGTGACTTTGATAATACTATAGAAGGTAAGTTATTAATGAATGTAAAAAATGATTTACTACTGACTAGTCAAGATGGTGTAATTGTTTCTTCACCTGATGTAAACGTTGTTGCAAGTTCATTATCTGTGATGGGTGATAGCGGAACCATAGGCGGTGCTAACATGGTTTACTATGGTCATACTGCACACATACCAAGAGTTAATGCTACATCTGTTCATGCTACTGCGATGTATGCTACAACATTTCATGGTGACTTAACTGGTAAAGCCGATGATGCTAATCAAGCAGATTTTGCAACCACTGCAGGACAAGCTCCTATCGGATCAGCTGGTTCTCCTGGGACAAACACGAATAATACTACTACTGCTGAAGACTCAGATACTTCACAACCTACAACTGCAACTATAACTGATTTGCTTAATAATAGTGACTTAGGTGTTAGAGTTGTAGAAGTTGACACTTTTGACGATCTTAAAAACGCTGCAGATAGAACTGCAGATTACGGTGGAATATCTAAATTTGATTTAACAACACAAGCAGCAAGATCAAGATTACGTGATCCGAATAATTTAAATAATGAAACATTTTTAGGTACGCTTATGTCAGATGGTACGATTGCAAAAACATACGCAAATAGCACTCCACCAAATTATGGAAGAATAGTTTCAGTAGATGAGATAGCAGTTAGAGGCGCAGAAAATATAGGTAAAAGAAGTGCGCAAAATAGATTATTTTCAGCAACGTAAGGTGATAATATGGCTAAACCAGTAATAACAACGGTAGTTCCAAACGCAATATACAATCCAGTTTTTCAACCTGAAATAACAGCAAAAACTAAATTAGGTCCTGGGATTCCGATGTCAAGCTTTTTTGGTTGGAGTGACGCGGTAACAATAAATCAAATAACTAAAAGAAGTGATAGGTTAACTTTAGCCAAGCAATATTATTTACATGCTGAAGCTATGGCTACTGTAAATTCAACTATAGGTTCAAAACAGTTTGAAGATTTTAGGTTAATTGTAAGTGAAGGGTTTTATCAAGTAGGGCCATCAGAAAATTTAGATATAAGTGATGGAATATGCCATTTAAAAACAACTGGGCAGGCTGTAGTGTATGAACTAAGAAACACAAGAGGAGATATTGCTTTTAGTAAAACATTTGACTTAGCAGTTTACTGGGCAAACACTTTAGATTTTGAAAAGTTAATTTTAAATTATGACACATATAATCCAGATGGTTCATTACATGCAGATATTATTTTAATAATGCCCGAAATTATTGCACCTTGGAGCGTAAGATATGAAAATATAGTAGAAACGAGATTCAATAACAATGTTCAAACAACTAACGAACTTATGGAAATTTTGATATAAATAGAAAAAAATAATTTAAAAGGAATTATAAATGCCGACTAGAGCTTTTGCAGTAGAAGATGGAAACATTGGTCTCACCACTATAAATACATCAAGAAGTAAATCATATAGTGATATAGACTTAACATTTACTGCCAAAGCTTCAGGTGATATTTTTAAAAAATCACATGCTGCAGCTGTAAAACAAGCTGTAAAAAACTTATTACTTACTAACTTTTCAGAAAAGCCATTTCTTCCTAACTTTGGTGGAGATTTAAATGCTATGCTTTTTAGATTAAGTACAGAGATTGATGATACAATGTTGGAAGATGATATTATTACTGCAATTCAAACATATGAACCAAGAGCAGAAGTTTTAAATGTCAACACTGTACTCAATCCAGATAATCATGAAGTAAGAGCAACTGTTACATTTAAAGTGATAAGTACACAAGAACAACAAAGCGTAGATATATCTTTAACGAGGTTAAGATAAATGGCAACAACTATAAGATCATCTGATTTAGACTTTGATACTATCAAGTCGAGATTAAAAGAATTTTTACAAAAAAAATCTGAATTTGCAGATTATGATTTTGAAGCATCAGGCTTGAGCAACATACTAGATGTTTTAGCGTACAATACTCATTTAAACGGATTAACCGCTAATTTTGCTCTTAATGAAAGTTTCTTAAACACTGCTCAACTTCGAAGTTCTCTTGTTTCACACGCTGAAGCTTTAGGATATAATCCAAAATCTTTTACATCAGCAGAAGCTAAATTAAATTTATCTTACACAATAAACAATACCGATAGGCCTACGACAATAACATTACTAAAAGACACACCTTTTACAACCTCAGTTGATGGTGTTTCATATACTTTTCAAACAAGATCAAATTTTACAGCAACGGACAATGGTAGTGGAGTATATGAATTTGTAGATGATGCAGGCTCTCCTGACATACCAGTTTTTGAAGGAACAATCAAAACTAAAACATTTTTTGTAGGTGATACTGCTGATTCACAAATATATGTCATACCAGACACTACTATTGACACTTCAACTATAGAAGTAAACGTTTTTGAAACTGCTACAAGCACAACTGCAGTTGATACATATACTAATATTAATAAAGCAGTAAGAATCACTTCAACTTCTACACACTATCAAATAAAAGAAGTGCCAAATGGTTTTTATGAGGTTATATTTGGTGATGGATTTACAACAGGTAAAGCACCTGCGGCTGGCAGCAGAATCGAAATAAATTATCTTTCAACTAAAGGTTCAGTTGCAAATGATGCATCTGCGTTTACAACTACTACACAGTTCAATAATACTGCGCAATCTCCATCACAAACATATGATCTTTCAGTAACAACATCTGCTCGAGCAGCTGGTGGAGCTTTTAAAGAATCGATTGAATCTATAAGACAAAATGCTGGAATAGTGTTTTCTTCTCAAAGAAGATTGGTTACAGCTGAAGACTACAAAGCTCAAATAAATGCAAATTATGGCTCATTCTTAGATGACGTTATTGCTTTCGGCGGAGCCGACAATGATCCACCAAAATATGGATGTGTATATGTTGGACTTAAATTTAAAGATAATATAACGACTGCCACACAAGAAACTGTAAAAAACGAAATAAGATCTGAACTTTCCGAAAATTTAGCAATTATGTCTATTGATATAATATATCAAGACCCAATAACATCTTTCTTAGAGTTAAATACTACTTTTAATTTTGATCCAGATCTAACTGATATTTCATTACAAGGTATGCAAACAAATGTGAGTAATAAAATAAACGAATTTTTTACTACGAATTTAAATAAGTTTGGCAAAGTTTTTAGAAGGTCATTGTTATTAACTCAGATAGATGATATTAGCACTTCAATATTAAACTCTAAAATGGAAGTAAAAGTTCAACAACGA